TACACCTAATGGAACAGATAAAATTGGTGGAGCAAATGCATCTGTTGCTTTATCTACAGAAGGACAATCAGTAACTTTAGTTTTTGTAGACTCAACTGAAGGTTGGAAAAATGTTCAAGATTCTACTTCTAATGCAACAGGTAATCCTAATTTAGTTGCAACAGGGGGAACTATTACAACTTGTGGAAACTTTAAAATTCATACATTTACAGGACCAGGAACTTTTACAGTTTCTCAAATTTCAACTACAGCTGCAGAAAACACAGTAGGTTATCAAGTAGTAGGAGGAGGTGGTGGAGCAAACGCTGGTGGTGGAGGAGCTGGAGGTTTTAGAGAGGGTAGAAATGTTCCAATAGATAATTTTACAGCGTCTCCTTTAGTAGCAAACGCTCCAACAAATGCAATTACAGTAACAGCAACATCTTTTCCAATAACAGTTGGTGGAGGTGGTGCAATAAATACAGCAGGTGCTGTTTCAACTTTTTCAACAATAACATCCGCTGGTGGTGGAGAAGGTGGAATTGGTAGTTCTGATGCAGGTGGAAATGGTGGTTCTGGTGGAGGTGGAGGTTTTCAATGTGGACCTGCTCCTTCTCCAAGTCCAAGTGGTGGTGGAGCAGGAGGAACAGGAAATACTCCTCCAGTAAGTCCTTTACAAGGTAAAAATGGTGGACAAGGTGGATCAGGTTATTATTATACTGGTGGCGGTGGAGGTGGTGCTAGTGCAAATGGAAGTACAGGTACTACAACTACTCCTGGAGGAGGTCCAACTTCAGGAGGAAATGGTGGTGCTGGTGTATCAAGTTCAATTACTGGTTCTTCAGTTGCAAGAGCAGGTGGTGGTGGTGGAATGAGATGGACACAAAATCCTGGTACTCCTGGTCAAGGAGGAACTGGTGGTGGTGGAAACGCAGGAGCTGCAGGAGCTGCAGGAACTGCAGGAACTGTAAATACTGGAGGAGGAGGTGGAGCTAGAAGTGATTTTTGTGGACCTACAGCTGCTCAACCAGCAGCCGCTGGTGGTTCAGGTATAGTAATAATAAGGTACAAATTTAAATAATTATGACAAGTAAAATTAAAGTAGATAATATAAATAAAGTTTCAGATGATTCAAACATCATAAAAAAATGTGGATCAACAATTACACTAGGTGCAAGTGGCGATAGTATTGCATTAGCATCAGGTGCATCACAAACAGGTTTTGGTCGTACAGGTACTGTTGATTGGCAAACAGGCAGTATTAAAACAAGTACATTTACAGCAGTAAATGGTGAAGGTTATTTTGTAAACACTACAGGCGGTGCTGTAACTGCAAATTTACCAGCAGGTTCTGCTGGAGCTATAGTTTCATTTTCAGATTACACAAGAACTTTTGGTACAAACAGTTTAACTGTTACACCTAATGGTTCAGAAAAAATTGGAGGAACTGCTGCAAGTATATTTTTAAATGTTAATGGTCAAGCACTTACTTTAGTTTATGTAGATGCAACTGAAGGATGGATAAATATTCAAAATGCTGAAGATACAGAAGAAGGTATAGTACCTGCTTTTATTGCAGCAACAGGTGGAACAATAACAACAGTTTGCACAAATTTCAAAGTCCATACTTTTACTGGTCCAGGTACATTTTGTGTTTCTAATTCTGGAAATGCTGCAGGTTCAAATACAGTTTCATATATGGTTATTGCTGGTGGTGCTAGTGCAGCATTAGATGATAGAGGTGGAGGTGGTGGAGCTGGTGGTTTTAGAGAAAGTAAATCACCTTTTTGTACTTTTACTGCTTCTCCAAATGCAGCTACAGGTGGACTAGCAGTCACAGGAGCAATACCAATAACAGTCGGTGCAGGTGGTACTTCACAAACTTCAAGTAATTCTAAAGGTAATGATGGATCTAGTTCAATTTTTTCAACAATAACATCTACAGGAGGTGGAGGTGGTGGACATGGTGGATCTTATGGTGATAGTAGTTTAAATGGAAAACCTGGAGGTTCTGGTGGTGGAGGTGGTGGAAGTTGTAATGCTAATCCATCTCCTTTTAATGGAGGAACTGGTGGATCAGGAAACACACCTACTGTTAGCCCACCTCAAGGTAAAGATGGTGGTAAAGGAAATCATGAACCAGGTGTTTGGGCGGCTGGAGGTGGCGGTGGAGGTGCAGGAGCTGTAGGTCAAAATGCTAGTGAAAGACCTACTCCTGGTCCATCTGCAGTTGCAGGAAATGGTGGTGCTGGAGTAACTACTTCAATAACAGGATCACCTGTAACTAGAACTGGAGGTGGTGGTGGAGCTGGTTCTGCTGCATCGGCATCAGGATCTGGTGGATCTGGCGGTGGTGGAGATGGATCTCCAAGTAATGCTGGAGGTGCTGGAACAACAAATACTGGTAGTGGTGGTGGAGGAGCTAATAATCCAGCTCCAGGATCAGGAGCAGGTGGATCTGGTATAGTAGTAATAAGATATAGGTTTCAATAGGTAAATTATGAGTGAAATAAAAGTAAATAAAGTAAGTCCAAGAACAAATTGTGGTACAGTTCAGTTAGGAGATAGTGGTGACACTATTACAATTCCTGCTGGTGCAACAATAACAAATGCTGGAACTGCAAATGGTTTTGGTGCAACAGGTGCTGTTAATTGGCAGACAACAATTAAAACAGGTGATTTTACAGCAGTATCTGGAGAAGGTTATTTTGTAAATACAAGTAGTGGTGCAGTAAGTGTAACACTACCATCATCACCTTCAGCAGGTGATATTGTAGCTGTTTCAGATTATGCAAAAACTTTTGATACAAATAATTGCACATTATTAAGAAATGGCTCTAATATAAGTGGAGCAGCAGAAAATTCAATTATTGGTACAGAAGGTATTTCACTTACTTTAGTTTACGCAGATGCAACAAAAGGTTGGATTGTAACCGATTCAGGTTTACAATCAGAATCACCAGGTGCTGAATTTATTGCAGCTACAGGAGGAACAGTAACTACAGTTTGTACAAATTTTAAAGTCCATACTTTTACTGGTCCAGGAACTTTTCAAGTAACTAATGCAGGAAATACAGGTGGTAGTAATAAAGTTTCTTATTTAGTTGTAGCAGGTGGTGGTGGATCTGGACAATATTATGGTGGTGCTGGTGGAGGTGGAGGATTTAGAGAATCTAAAAGTCCTGATACTCCTTACACAGCTAGTCCATTAGATGAAACTAATGGATTATCAGTTTGTGCAACATCTTATCCAATAACAGTTGGTGCTGGTGGAACTAATAGAGGTGGAGCGCAACCAGGTCTTAATGGTAGTAATTCAGTATTTTCAATTATAACATCTGCAGGAGGTGGCTTTGGTGGTGGAGGTAATCCAGGTCCAGCAGCAGGTGGACCAGGTGGTTCTGGCGGAGGTGGAGGTAGCACTAATGGTGGTGCTGGTGGTAGTGGTAATACACCCCCTACAAATCCCCCTCAAGGAAAAGATGGTAAAACTTCTGGTGGTGCTTTAGCTGGTGGCGGAGGTGGAGCAACAGTAGCTGGAGGAACTAATCCTGATGGTAAACAAGGTGGCACAGGAGCAACAACAAGTATTACAAATTCACCTGTAGCATATGCAGGAGGAGGTGGAGGTGGACCAACTGGAAGTGGTTGTACAGGAACTTCACCTTGTGGATCTGGAGGTATTAATACAACAAGTTGTTCATCTACAAATGGATTAACCAACAGAGGTGGTGGTGGTGGAGCAGATGGTGGAGATGGAGGAAGTGGAATTGTAGTAATAAGATATAAATTTCAATAGTTGAATAATAATTAAAAATAAGATATAAGGAGATAATTATGGCACATTTTGCAAAAATAGGATCAAATGGAAAAGTTATTCAAGTATTAACACTTGATAACAAAGATATGTTAAATGCTGATGGTGTAGAAGATGAAGCAGTAGGTCAACAATATTTAGAGCAACACAACAATTGGGCAGCTCAAATGTGGATTCAAACTTCATACAATACATCTGGTAATCAACATAAATCAGGAGACAACTCAAAAGCATTTAGAGGAAACTACGCAGGTATAGGTCATACTTGGGATGAAGATAATCAAATCTTTTGGTCTAAAAAACCTTATCCTTCTTGGGTAAAACATATTGCAACAGCTTCTTGGAAATCACCAATCGGAGATGAACCAGATTTAACTGCTGAAAAACAATCACAAAACGAAGCAGGTACACATAGATGGCATTATGTTTGGAATGAAGATAATCAAACTTGGGATGTTACAGACTCAATGGCATAATTTTTTATGGGTGGTGGAATACAGAAAAAAATCTTATCAGAAGTACATTTAATTTATGGTGATGTTTCAATGCCAAAAGGTTTTGAAATAGACAGAGATAAATTATCTACAGATACTTTACAATCACAAATAACAAACAAAGATTTTCCATTTTCAAGAACTTGGGATATGCTTAATACATTTATAAGAGATCATGTAAATGTAGAATATAATATTAATTTAATTAATAAACAGACATGGGGAAACATTTATAAACCTAATGAAATTACTATCCCTTTGCTCAACATAGATCCTGTAGATTTAAGAAACTCACCTGATTATACTTGTTTGTATGGCACAAAAGTAGAAAAATGTATGGTTAGAATACATTATGAAAATAACAGAAGAAAAGGTAGAAGTTGGGATATACCTTTGACTAACAATCAGTTTATTATTTTTCCTTCTACTTGTATGTATTACTTAACTAATAATCAAAAGGATAGTTTAAATTTTGTGCAAACAATAACTTATGAATATATCTAATTATTATTGGTATTTTAAATCTGCACTAACACCTAGATTTTGTGATGAAGTTATTAAGTATGCTAATAATCAAAAAGAAGTTATGGCAAGAACTGGTGGTTATGGAGATAAAAAATTAAAAAAACAAGAAATATTAGATTTAAAAAGAAAAAGAAATTCTGATTTAGTATGG